GTGAGGACCCCAGCTCAGATAAAACGTAAAAAAGCACAGATGCAGAGGAAGAAACATGCCCCGATTTGGTAAACGCTCTAAGAAAAGGTTGGCAACCTGCGATGTCAGGCTTCAGAAGTTATTTAAAGAGGTTGTAAAACATTTTGATTGCACAGTAATACAAGGATACAGAGGTGAAGAAGAACAAAATCAAGCGTATGACGCGGGACGAAGTAAGCTTCGTTATCCTGATGGCAAGCATAATGCTAATCCTTCAAAAGCCGTGGATGTGGCTCCTTACCCTATCGACTGGGGCGACCGTGACAGGTTTAACTACTTTGCTGGTTTTGTTATGGGCATGGCTACGAAGCTTAGCGACAAAGTCCCGCACTTGAGAATACGTTGGGGAGGTGATTGGGATATGGATACAGAAGTAAAGGACAATAAATTTGATGATTTGGTGCATTTCGAACTTTACGATAAGTAGTGTATCAAATAACTATAAATCATAGGTCTGGAGAGAAAACCTATGATATCTATACCCAGAAAGAAGCAGATGAGAAGGATATCCCGTATAAACCATGGAAAGAGAGTAGGGAAGGTGACTATGCTCTCTCAGACGATGGATACTGTGCTCCTGTCTTAAAAAGGCAGGAATACACACATCCCAAAGGATATAAGACAGTTTACTTTAAACTTCCTTTTGGATATCATATGTGGGATACAAAGTACGGTACACGGAAGTTTTACGCTGAGGGGAGGTATACTCCTCATACTTTTACTGGTAAAGACGCTATGGAGGTAAAGACCGGCTTAACCAAGTGGAAAAACCTTGCTATGATGTATGCGTTCACAAGAGGGGCGTATGGTGAATTTAACGAGGATGTAGCTATAGATTTGGCTTTTGGTACTGTGACACCAAAGGACCGTCGCAGATGGAAGCGGAATATGAAACATAGGGAGTTTAGAAAGATGGTTAGAGAAGAAGTGGCGAAATTACTTGATGAACATGGGTTGGGACCTGATAGGACTATGGAGTTGCTTTCAGATGCAGTAACCATGGCTCTTGATAAAAAGGATTTAAGCAATCTAAATCGTATTATTGAGAATCTAGAGGATTTACATGGCATGAAGGACAAGAACAAGGTTGTTACTACAACGCAACTAGAGGCAACAGAGACCCAGAGAATGCTGGACGAGGTTACTGAGGAAGAAAGGAAATTGGTTGCTACCCAGGTAGAAAGCAAGGATGTCAAAGAATAAGGTAGATTACGAAGACCGCTGGGAAGTTCTTAACAAACTTAGGAACAATATGGGTCTATTCGGGCGATATTGCTTTCCCAAGGCTCTAAGGAGGGAGATTCCTCCTTTTCATCATAATATCTATGCCAGTTTAAGGAATCAGAAGAACAAACGAATATTGATAGCTGCTCCTCGCGGGACAGCTAAATCTACTGTTTGTAGCCTGATACTTCCTTTGTATAGGACTGCTTATAAGAAGAGTGACGAGGATTTGTTTATCGTTATCATATCAGAGTCCCAGGCACAGAGTATAAACTTCTTATCCAGAATAAAGTACCACCTAGACCATAGTGACCGGTTTAGACAGGTTTTTATGGATTTAGGTGCTAGGACAGCACGGAGGTGGACGAATAATGATATTATCCTCGCCAATGGAACAAGGATAGTAGCGGTAGGTACTGGTCAGAGGGTTCGTGGTTTTATTGAGGGTGATACACGTCCTAACCTGATTATAGTAGATGACTTTGAATCAGAGTTGAATGCTATTACACCAGAAGCAAGGGCAAAGAATAGGAAATGGATGACTGAGGCTGTTATTCCATCCTTATCTGACCGTGGTCGTATTATTATGATAGGTACAGTAATCTCAGAAGATTGCTTCTTGTATTGGGCAAAAGGTAGTTCTGCTTGGGAAACTATGTGGTATTCTATCTGGGATGAAGATGAGAAGAGTATTTGGCCTGAAAGGTTCCCCAGAAAGAGAATTCTTCAGATTAAGGAAGAATTCGCTAGTGTTGGGAACCTAAATGGATTTTACCAAGAATACATGAATATTGCCCAGGCTCCTGATAATGCACCATTTAAGCCTGAGTATATTAAATTACATCACTATAGTTTTAAAAGAATAGAGGGGCAACCCTGTTTAACAAGGAGTACAGGCGATGGAGACAAGATTATCCCGGTTGAAGTTTATTGCGGTGTTGACCCCGCTAGTTCTCTTAGCTCCCGTGCTGACTTTTTTGTTATTTCAACTATTGGCATTGACCATGACGGGAATAAGTACATTATTGATATATTCAGGCATCGTCTTGACCCTGCGGAACAGCCGGCAAAAATTATCGAAATTTATAAGAAATATCGTCCCAAGCGGATGAAGATTGAAACAACTGCGTACCAAGAAGCGTTAAGAGCTACGGTTCGTTCCATAATGTTGCAGGAAAATTTGTACATTCCAGGGATAGAGAAGGGCGTTAAACCTAGGACAAGGAAATCTGAGAGGTTAATTAGTTTGGTTCCGATGTTAGCAAAAGGAGAGTTTTACTTTCGTCCTGAGGATATTACAGCTCAGAAAGAGTTCTTGTCTTATCCCAAAGGGAAGCATGATGATGTTTTAGATTCAATTTGGGTGGCACTAGAGGGTTCTAGGCCCTGTAGGATAAAAGATTTATCAGGGGTGAAAAATAATCCCTCAATGGCAAGAAAAGTGATTGACTGGATGACAATATGATGGTAAATTTATACAATGGCTTATTCTAAGAAGAAGAAGTCCAAAAAAGGAAAGGTCGAGGACACGCACCGGCTTTTTAAAACATATTCTCAGAAGCGAGATACTTGGGCGCATCATGCTCAAGAAGATAGAGAGTTTCGCCTGGGAAGACAATGGACAAAACAACAGCGTCAGACACTCGAAGAGAGGGGTCAAGCTGCAATAGTGGTAAATAGGATTCATCCTGCTGTTGAAGCTGCAAAGGCTCTTTTAACTGCTAACAAGCCTTCTTTTCGTGTTTCCCCCAGAGAAGATAGTGATAACAAGGTTGCTCAAGTAATGAATGGCCTGTTAGAGTATATATGGCAAGGTTCTGATGGAGACCAGGTATTGAGGAATGTTATTGATGATTATTATGTAATCGGAATGGGGTGCGCTCTTGTTTATCAAGACCCTCTTGCTGACATGGGTAAGGGAGAGGTGAAAATAAAGGATATAGACCCTCTTGATGTATACATAGACCCGAATGCAAGAGATAGATTCTGTGGCGATGCGGAGAATATCCTAATTTCTCGTTTATACACTAAAGAACAGGCTGCAAAGCTTTATCCTATGTACGAGAAAGCTATAAAAAATGCACAGTCTGAGGATTTCATGTCAGATAGACCGCAAACTACTCGACAGGATGATGGGGAGATTACTTTTCCAGAGGATATAGACACGGGTGTAACATTCGGTGAATCATCAGAATATATTCGGGGTTATGAACGTTATTACAAAGAAAGAGTAGACCATTATAGAGTATTTGAAAAGTTTAGTGGAAAGGAGGACTTGTTAGAAGAAGATGATTTTAACGAGTATGTGGAGCGGCCTGCTTGGAGAGTACAGGGACAGATTATAACAAATCCTGACATGGCTAGTAAGGCTATTCAAGTCATGCATAAGCATTATGCCAGGGCTGTCGAGGTTGCAGAGGCAGAGGGAGGAGAGGTCCCTCCCGCTCCAGATGTGCAAGAACTTAAGTATAGTGAGCTACTAGAGGCTGGGGAGATAGAGGTTGTTACCACTCCTACAGAGAGAGTTCATGTTTGCGTTATTATGGGTGATGCATTACTTTATCAACGTATGCTTCCTACTTCTCATTATCCTCTTGTTTTCTTTATGAATATGCATACTAGAACTCCCTTTCCCATTTCTGATGTTAGGATGGTAAAGGGGATGCAGGAATACATAAATAAGACTCGGTCTTTAATTATAGCTCATGCTACTACTAGTACGAATACAAAGATTTTAGTTCCTTCAGGCTCTGTGGATATGAGAGAGTTTGAACAGAAGTGGTCACAGCCTGGTATTGCTATTGAAGTTGATTTTGACCAAGGCCCTCCTCAGCCAGTCCAGCCAACTCCCTTACCAAACGAATTATAT